TATTCTAGTAATATTGATATCATTATCTACGCTGTTTGTAGTTCTGCGTACGACCATATCTAATATATCAATTACGTTTGTATTGAGATTATATGAAGCTGTGCCTTCTGTTACTGTTTGAGTGCCTTGTTCAATAGTCCATTGATTTAGACCTCTATTAGCCCATTCAGCCAACATGATATTTATTGATCTTTTTGCTGTTTTAAGATCATAACCAGTTCTAAGTTCAAGCCCACATCTTTCATAGGCTTCTTCGACGAACTCAGTTACATTAGGCTCGAAATTGGTGCTTCCTGACAAAGCCATTTCTATTTACTCTTTTTCTTAGCTTTCTTCTTAGCTGCTTTCTTTTTAGGCATGTTGTAGTAAATTCTATCATCTGCCGTTTTTTCTTCAGGTCTTACTTTTGCAGCTTCTCTAGCAGCTATTTTTGATTCCATTTTGGATTTTTTCTTAGCCATTGTTTTTCCTAGGATATTGTTGTTACTTTACGTCTGTTGTTCATTACCTTACCACAGCCTTTTGCGATGAATCCACCGTTTTTCATTTTGACTCGGTTCTGTTTTCTCATTTCACCGCCCATATTCACATTTACTTTAGCAGCTTTCGTATTTGCTACGACTGTTTTACCTTTTTTACCTTCTTCTTTCTTTTTTCTTGCAGTCGTTGCCCTTTGCTTTTTTGATAAACTGTCAGCTTTACTTCTAGGTAAGCATCTATCTGGGTTTTTTTTATCTTCACTTGTTCCACACGGCCCTTTTATCGAACCATCAGTTCCAATTCTAACCCAGTTTTGTTCTCTCCATTGTTTGAGTTGACCCATTATCTGAGTCTCTCTTTCATTACTCTACCTTGTCCACGCACTTTGAAGACCAATCCACCGTTCGCTTTCTTTGTTCTTTTCTTTCCTTTAGCACCTTTCGCGTAGTTTGGATCTTTACAATATTTAGATGCTGCCATATTCGCATATGCGCTGGGATATGTATCAAAAGTTCTCTGCGCCCAAGCTTTACCTTTTGGACAAATTTTACCGCCACTTTTTGCTTTTTTAGCCATTTAACACTTCCACCTTCTTCTTGCTTGTCTAATTCTCGAATTTGGATTATTTCTAGTTTTTGCTGAACTGCGTTTTAGCTGTCCAAGTGATCTAGCGCAGTAAGATTTTCTGCGTTTTGCTGCTTTACTTCCTTTTTTAACTTTCCCTGTTACAGCAGTCTTTAGTTTAGAACCAGGGTTTTTCTTACGATAGGCTTTTACACCTTTTTTAGTCATACCAGCCCCACTTTTAGTGGGGCGGTAATTTCCACCTTTACCAACAGTTTTTCTTATTGGTTTGGTTTTTCTTTTAGTAGCCATCTATCAATAGTTTTTATTCAACACTAAAATTATTGAATAGGCATCACCATCAGAGTGTCCTACAGTCGAAAAGTCTAAATCTCCAGTCACACCAGAACCAGCATTATTTGGTATGCCACTAAACCTGTCGTCATAGTATTCATCGCCTGTACTATCAGCAGGAAGAGGTATTGCTAAAACATTTGTAGTAGCGTCAAATTCTATATCAACGCCCATACCTCTAGTCGCCCAATAAATACGTGCAATCGAAACACCAGTACAGGCTTCACCTGCGCTATTAGTGGTCAACGCAGAAACGTCAACCTTTTTAATAGATGCTTCGCCAGATCCATCTGATTCGTTGGTGAACTTCAAGATAGCAACTCTTTCACCATCTTGGATAGTTTGAGAAGTTACTGTATCTGCCATTGTATTCTCCTATCTTTCAATCATTACATTGATGTAATCGATAGTCATAGTTTTGGCTGCTGCTTCACCGTTTTGAATACCGAAAGATACAGTTAATTCTTCATCATCTGGTAAGTTAGTGTTTGCAATAGGCACAGGTTTTGCGTTGTTTACTGAGTAAAATACTTTTGATGCGTCAGTATCTATGAACCAGGCTACGGTGACAAACGTATCGTCTGCCATAGTGGCTATAGCTGCAGTAGTCGTATCTGTTCCATCTTTTTCAATATGGAAATCAAGATTAGTATCACCATCATCTTTCATAAAGTATACGCCATCACTTACAGCTAATGGTGTTGTATCAGTTATTTGTAAACCCATAACAAAGTCAGATTGAGTAGCGTCTGATACTTTGAATCTTGCAGAAAAGTATGCTCTTTTGCTTGTACTAAGTTTAAAACTTTCGCCTTTTAACTGTAGAAAGTCCAAATCATTATCACCTGCTGCATTTGTAAGAAGTAGTTGACCACCTGCGCCAGAAGTAAGTGCTTCTGTTGCTGATCCTGTACCTGCTTCTGTAGTTGTAATTGTAAAATCACCAGATGCGTAAGTCATAAAGTCATTGAAGTAACCGTAGTATGTTTGATCCGATGGATACGGTTGAAACATCGGTAGGTTTTTTTTATGTTCACTTGCGACAGTATTACCTGCCCAAAGTATTTGGTTTTGAAAATGTGGATTAGCCATTATGAACTCCTTTATTTTGTATTAATGGAAACCGAAACGGCCCTCATTAAGCTAATTAAACACAATATCATCTTACTCTGTATCAAAATAAAAATAAACCTTTATAGAAACATTAAAAAAGGGAGCATAAAGCTCCCTTAGTCAGTAGTTGAGTGATAAACCCTACTGTTGGTTCGATTAAGCTCCTTGAGAACCGTAAACTGCTCTAAAGTTAGAGTAACCGAAAGAGTATCTTTCTCTAGCTTTGTAGCGCATGTTACCTGTATCAAAGTCACCTTCCAACGCTGTTGACATTGGTGATCTTTCAAAATGCTTGAAGCCATCAGGACAATCAGTCTTGATGAAGAAAGCATCTGTATCGGTTAAGTAGTGGTTTACTACATAACCATCAGGAATCATACCTGTGTTTTTAATTGCGTTTACGTCGTTATCTGAAGTTCCTACTCGCCCTGGAGTTTGTAGTAATCTATCAGCAACAAATTGCAGTTGAGGTGGAACGATTAGTTTCATTCCTCTTAAAGCAATGTTAAGTCCACGATCATCTGTAAATGTACTAATGTTAATTAGTGCATCTTCAAGTGATGTTTCATTCAAGTCAGCCATAGTAGTTGCACGGTTAGCAAGTGATCCACCGCCACCTAAAGGGTGGTCAGTTGCAATCAATACTTTACCGTCACCACCAGCTATAGAGAACGCATTGTTCAATACTGCTGCTGCTTTGATTTGCTTAGTGTTAGCCATAGAACGTGCAAGAGCTTTAGTGTATCTAGCCCCTAAACGGTCATATAGGTTATCCTCTACTGCCTCTTCTGTTAAAGCAAAAGCAAGTGCTACAGTTTCGTGAGTGTAACGAGAAGTATAACCTTCGTTAGCGTTGTCAAATCTGACACCGCTTCCTTCAGCTTTTACTTCAGCATTACCAAAACCTGATATCAATACTTCTTCTTCAAACGCTCTGTCTGATGATTCAGTATCAAATATCTCAGCATGTTCTGCTTCGTACCTAGCATATTCCAACCCGAACAGGGCGTTCAAACCAGGCTCTAACTCTTTAGCGAGTTGACTTCTATTTATAGCCATTATTTATACCCCTGTTGCTTGTGTATATAGATGTTCGTTAATATATACGATTGCGTTTACATTAGCCGAACCAGTAGTACTGTTTGATGGATCAGTAGAGAATCCTACGATTCTAAACTGAGCAGTTGTAGCGGCCGTAGTTGCAGATAATTCTGCCGCTGACATACCAGTTTTGGTAGAGCCTGCGGTGTAAGAAAGTTCTGCGTTTAAGCCAACGTCTGTCTGTGCAAGTGAACCTGCACATTGGACTTCAAACAATGTATCTGGATCGTCTTCAACAAATGCTACAATATCAGATGATACAGTTGCTGTTGGATAGAAAGATGAGAAAACTACCTCACCTGAACTATTCGTGAACTTGCATCCTCTGAATATTCCCAATAAAGTTGTTGCTGCACCAGCTACTAGAATAGTACCTGTGTTCAGCATCTTTACTGGATCGCCCGAAAAGATATTTCCAGTTGCGCCAGAAGCAATTTCATATTCTGTGTTACCGCCATTTAAAGCAGCTCCACCTAATTTTCCTACTGCGCGAAACCCGAAAGGTGCATCTTTATTTGCCATGATGAATATCCTTTATTCAGTTTTTTAAGATATGGTGATATACGTTAATTACGATTACCACCGCCAAAAGTTACGCTTGATTTTCTCTCTGGTTTTAAAATCGGAGAGCTTGGGTCAGATTCTTTCATTAAATCATTGTCAACCGCTTCTTGTTGCGTTTGAGCGCGTCCTTGAAAGTAGGCATTTCTTTCATTTCGCGTTTCTAATGGAATCTTTGCCAGTAACAAACCTCCCACGGATACAACACCTGCATGCTTTCCATCGTCAAGCGTAGGAACTTCAAAGTCGCCAATTTCTTCGGCTCTAACAAGGTCGAAACCTTCTCTTAACCTAGAACTAACGTTCTTTTTATCTTCCTGTCCAACGATTTCGGCTCTTATCCACCTGTATTCGTAACCTTCAGGTGCAGGTGGCGCGTCCAACATTGATGGGAGTCGCCAGGGTTTGCGAGCAGTACTTTTAGCTCGAGTTTCGGCAGAACGTGAAGTTCTGTTATTTGTTGATGCTTTCGCATCTGTATTCGTATCTTTATTCATAATAATTTTTTACCTTCTGATATGTTTTGCATATTCTTTCAGAGGCACATTTAAACGCCTCGCCATTTCAACTTCACTCTTAGTAAGTTTTACTTGCTTCTTTCTACCAGAGCTTTCACTTCTGCCTGCTGGTGCGACTGTCTGTTGCACTTTAGGCTTTGTTGGAGTATCTGCTACTTCGTTGAACTTATGCGGAAACTCATTGCGAATACGTTTATCAAGCTCAGAATAGTACATAGGATCGCTTGCGTCAATTCCTTCCTCATTAGTTAATATATCGTGAATGGTAAATGCAGCAGTTGTCATTACTTTATCATCACCAAACCACTCATTTTTATTAGCCCATTCTTCGGCTTTAGGATCTACTTGTGGTTTAGGTTGTTGTTGATTAAGTTGTTGGTTTTGCGGTGCTTGTGGTACTGACTCTACTTGTATCTTACTTGTAGCCAACTTACTTTCTTCAATATTTATCTTATCAAGTATATCTTGCGCTTTGGTAACTTTGTCCCAATCTTGATCTTGATAAGCAGATTTAAGAACTGCGTTAGCCTGCGCTCGTTGAGATTTTAGCCTACTTTCTGCTTCCGTCTCATAATTGCTTTTTAACTGCGTACTACTTTTCTTGAGTTGATCATTTTCTGCTTGTAAATTTTTTGCATATTCATAAGCAGAATTTGCAGCTCTTTCTTGCTCTCTCATTTTTTTTGTGAGGGTAGCAATTCTTTTTTGCACGTTCTTAGAATAGTCTTCTAATTCGTCTTCATTCTTATCTTTTGCAGACTCTTCTGCCGATATGTCATCTATCGGTGCAGATTCTGCATTAGAATCTTGACTAACCTCTTCATCCAGTTCAACAACCTCGGTAGGCTCTTGTACTGATTCTTCGGTAGCTTCTACTTTTTCAGCATCTTGCATGATGTCTCCTTACAATTAGACACTAACAATATCGTCAGGGTCGTCTATAGTTGCGATAACTTCGTCATCGTTGATGATACGGCACTCTGCATCGTCGCCAAGTTTAAACCTAGCTCCTGCATATCTACCAATTAATACCCATTGTTTTTCTTTTGCCCAAGGGGTGTCGCCAAATTTATCTTTATCTGCATAGCAAAGTGGCCCACATTTAAGAACATAAGCAACAACAGTCGCTAGAGATTCTCTATCAATGGTTTCTTTTGCTAACATGATACCGCCTTTGGTAACGGCTTTACCTCTATATGGAAGAATTAGCATGCGCCAACCTGTAGGGTTTGGCATACGTTCTAATAGAGATTTATCTAGTAATGTAGGGTCTAGTACCCTTTCTTCTGGTTTAACGAAAGCATCGTCTACTGGCGATCCATTTCCGTCCCAACCAGGCTCTTCTTTTTTGTTTTCCTTCTCAATCTCTTTTGCGATATGGTCAGGTACTACTACTCCTGTCATCGTTTTCACCTATTCTTTTAAGCAATTCTCTTATTTCAAATTCTACGTCATCGAGAGAATTGTAACGACCACGTAGATAATGATACTCTTCAAAATCTTTTGTACCGTTTAAAATCAAACTTTGTAAATCTGATTTCTTTTCAGTAATTATTTTTAATAGGAGTGAGGCTAGTGCGTCATCCATTAGTAAACACCAGAAAACTTACCACCGAACTCGGCAGCACCCATACCTCTCGCTTTGCCTTTACCCATACCTGGCTTTGGAGTTGTATTTGCATCAAATGATTTTGCTTTCTTAGTAACTAAGTTTCCTTTGTTAGAATAAGATTGCTTACCATTTAATACAGTTGGTGTTTTCTGATCTTTAATTTCTGTTCTTTTTATCATAGTTATAGCTCTTTTAATCCAATATCAATTAATTTTAGTTCCTTTTGTTG